ACTTGGGTAGCGATGCCCGTAATTCATCCGAGAAAGACCCGACTATTCAGGCGCTCGGTATGGGGGGTCAGATTTACGGTGCCCGTGCCGACCTCATCATTCTGGATGACTGTATTACTACAGCCAATGCCCACGAATATGAGAAGCAGATTAACTGGCTGCAAAAGGAAGTTATTACCCGTTTGGGTAAGAATGGCAAGTTGCTGGTTGTAGGAACCCGTATTGCCCCAACAGATTTTTATAAAGAACTCCGTGACCCGAAACATTGGTCTGGGGGCAAAAGCCCCTTTACCTATATGGGTATGCCAGCAGTTCTACGCTATGCAGATAAGCCAAAAGATTGGGAAACACTCTGGGCTAAGTCAGACGTCCCGTGGGACGGGGATGAAGATACACCCGACGAGCAAGGGCTATATCCTAAATGGGATGGTCCAACACTCGCCCGACGTAGAGGAGAGGTTACTCCATCTACGTGGGCACTGGTCTACCAGCAAGAAGACGTAACAGAAGATTCTATTTTCCCAGCAGAACTGGTACAGGGTTCCCTGAATGGTATGCGTAAGAAGGGTCCGCTAAGAGCAGGCGCTACAGGACATCCAACACAGGTTGAGGGCTACACAGTAGTTGGCTTTGACCCTGCTATGGCTGGCAATGCTGCGTTTGTTGCGATGACCTATAACAGGCACGACGGAAAGATTTATGTGTTGGACTGTCTTAATATGGCAGAACCAACACCACAGAAGATTAGGCAGGCAATTGAGGAGTTTGTTCAAAGGTATAAGCCGCAGGAACTCCGCGTTGAAATCAACGCCCACCAAAAAGCCTATGCCCTTGACTCCGACTTACAGCAATGGCTGGCATCTTATGGTGTTCGCCTCAATGCTCACTTCACTGGAAAAAACAAATGGGATACTAACTTCGGAGTCGCAGGAATGTCTACGCTCTTTGGAACTGTCAACAATGGAAAACACCAGAAGAACAACATCATTGAACTCCCTAGCACTGAAGGTTCTGAAGGACTTAAGGCTTTAGTACAACAACTCATAACCTGGAAACCTGACACCAGAGGCAAGACCGACTGCGTAATGGCGTTATGGTTTGGTGTCCTACGTTGTCGTGAGTTTATGCAACAAAACTCTGCAGTACAAAGGTATGCCCACAATCGTTGGGCAACTAGAGCACAATCACAAAAACGTTATTCAGTAAATCTAGATGAAATGATTGCCGAGCAATGGCAACAAACATACGGATAGGAAATAGATGCTATCAATAGAGCAAATCTCAGCACGCGTAGAGAATCTACGTGAACGTGCTGCCGAGCGTGATGCACGCCAGCAAGACGTTCTTGCTGTCCGTAAAGGTCAGATTGCAACTGTATATCCAGATTTCTTTCCTGAAGGCGTAGACGCAAATGTCGTTGCAAATTTTATTGACATTGTTGCACGTGACTTGTCAGAGGTTATGGCGCCTCTACCGTCGGTCAACTGTTCGGCGGCGAATCAGGCTAATGACCGCGCTCGTAAGTTTGCTGATACCCGTACTCGTATTGCTACCAATTATTTTGCTCATTCTGATTTACAAGTACAGATGTACACGGGCGCCGATATGTACATCACATTTGGTTTCGTTCCATTCATAATTGAGTTGGACGAAGAAGCAGGGCTGCCGCGTATCCGCATAGAAAACCCAGTGGGCGCTTACCCAGAGTTTGACCGCTATGGGCGCTGCATTGCCTTTGCAAAGCGTTACTATATGGCTGTAGGCGAAGTCGCCTCGCAGTTCCCTGAGTACGCACATATTCTACTTGGCAAAGAAATGTACAAGTCAGATATGAATTCACAGATTGAGATTGTTCGTTATTATGACGAGAAGCAATCTGTGTTATATGTTCCTGAGCGTAACAACCTTGTGCTATCGCACGCCAATAACCCTATTGGCAAGATGATGGTTGTTGTTGCTAAGAGACCATCTATTGATAATGAGATGCGTGGTCAGTTTGATGACGTGCTCGGTATTCAGTTGCTTCGCAACAGGTTCGCATTACTTGCGATGGAAGCAGCGGAAAAATCCGTACAGGCACCAATTGTTCTACCATCAGATGTCAATGAACTTGAAATGGGTGGCGATGCTGTTATCCGCACCGCTAACCCTGCAGGTGTACGCCGTGTTGACCTTAACATTCCACCTGGAGCATTTACTGAACAAGCGTTGCTACAGCAGGAACTACGTACAGGAACACGTTATCCAGAGGGACGTACTGGAAATATTGATGCCAGCATCATCACGGGACAAGGTGTGCAGGCACTTATGGGAGGCTTTGACACACAGGTCAAGTCTGCTCAGGCTATCTTTGCTTCAGCACTACGAGATGTTATCTCGGTCTGCTTTGAAGTTGATGAAAAGTTTTTTGATTATGAAAAGACTATCCGTGGCGTAGATGCTGGTAGCCCATACCAGATTACGTACAAGCCAGCAAAAGACATCAAGAAAGACTACTCAGCCGATGTCAGATACGGAATGCTTGCTGGTCTTAACCCAGCACAAGGTCTTATCTTTATGCTACAAGCACTTGGTGGCGGTTTGATTTCTACAGATTTGGCTATGCGTGAGTTGCCATTTGGTATCAACGTGACACAGGAACAAGAAAAGATTGAGATTGAGAATATGCGTAAGTCGCTAGTTCAATCTCTACAAGCCTATACACAAGCCATCCCACAGATGGCTGTGCAGGGTGGGGACCCATCAATGGTAATCAAGAAGGTCGCTGATGTAATCAAGGCACGCCAGAAAGGCGTGACCATTGAGGACGCAGTTGAAGAAGTCTTCGCACCAGAATTACCTCCTGCTGGCGCTCCACAGGTTGAGCAACCGTCCCCTGCTCCCGCTGCGTCAGTAGGAGGCGCAACTCCACCATCACTACAGACTTTGTTATCTAGTCTCAGTGCTGGAGGAACAGCAAGCGCAAGCGCCCGAACTGCTATACGGAGGTAGTTATGCCGCCACGTAAAAAGAAACCACAGCCACGCAAACCTCGTACTGTTGCTAATGAGGAACATACTGAGTTAGAAATGTATTGCATTTGGCTTAATGAGTATTACAAGTCTTTGCGTAAAGCAGGATTTAAGAGCGAGTTAGCGTTGAGTTTTGTTATGGATAAGACTTCATACCCTAACTGGGTTCAATACAAAGCACCTACTGAAGATGAAATTAAAAAATATCTAGATGAAGAGGACGAAGACTAATGGCAGATATTAGAGAAAAAGTATCTGGAATTGGGTCTATGTCTGAACGCACTGACCTAAATGTTTCTTCACAACCAACTCGTTATATTTCAGGTTTGCCGTATGGTCAAGGACAAGCAACCTATGAACAACAGGCTGCTGCTCCTATGGCTGTTAATCCTCTTGCAGAGGTTGCATCTGATGTAACACCTATTACTGCAATGACTCAGCGTCCAGAAGAACCTATTACTGCTGGAATTGATATTGGTCCTGGTCCTGGCTCGGAGGCTATGCCGCCTATGCCAACGCAACCACAACCATCATTGGCTGATACATTCAATCAACTTATTAAATTTGACCCTAGCGGAGAAGCGGAATTAATTTACAGACGACTTGTTGATGAAGGATACTAATGGCGCAAACAGTAAATTACATTGTAGCCAAAACAAGTCCCAATTTATATGCAGCAGCAAAACAGGCTAACCTTAACCAGACTCAAGTAAATCAGATTGAGCAATACAGTTGGACTGTTGATAAGAATAAAAATCTTCTGCGTATGCCAGTTGAGCGTGCTAGAGAACAGTTTAATTCTTTAGATAAAGAAGTTCAGGATATGTTGAGATTTCTTTATCCTGATGCTGACTATGCTAAAGCAGCCCCTGATGCTGGAGACAAACTACTCGGTCTTGTTAAGGGTGGATTAAAAATAGCAGCCAGCCCTTTGATTGGTATTTATAAGGCTGCTGGTACCTACGGCAGAGCAATCAATGTTCCATACTTAATGGGTCGTCAAGCAGCACAAGGTGAAGAATTTTTTAGCAAGCAGGTATTTACAGATGCTTGGGACGGACGCAGAGTATTTGATGAAGGTGCTTTGGCTGAAGCAGAAAAAAGTTTTGGCAAAGACAATGTAGCCATTGCTAAGGGATTATTGCAAGGAAAGAAACCTGGCGAGATTATTGAAGGTCAGGGCGCATTAACCACGGAGTTTCTTAATTCATTCTCAAAGGCGTTTAATAACGACCAAGAGTTTAAGCAGGTTATGGATGCTGTTAAGTATGCTCAGGTATCACCTGGTCGTGATTTAGCGCGTATTCTTAACAAGCCAGTATCTACAAAGTCTGGCGATTACATTAGCGGTAAAACAAAAAACCTTTCTGGCTTTGTTGACTTTATGTATCAGATTGTCATTGACCCACTTACGTGGGTAACTGGCGGTGCTGCTAAACTTCCAGGTCTTGCTGCTAAAGTAAATATTGGCGACCAGATGGTTCGCAACGTAGAACGCTTTGGAACACTAGGCGTCAAGAAATCTTTTGAAGAATCACCAGCACTACGCAATCACTGGGATAAAGAAATTGGTCCTATGATTAAGCGTCTCGGTGACTCTAAGAATCTTGCAGAAGAAGCACAGATTATCCGTGAAATTGGCACCAAGTATGCTGGTCACGAAGATACTGAATGGCTACAACTGCTTAAGCGAAACAGAATTTACAATGCTGATGCTGCTGTAAAGTACTTTGGTGATAATACAGAATCTGCTATCAATCTACTTGCAGGACGTGTAGAAGGTACACAGTATTTCCGTAATGGTGTTGCTACTGCACGTAACCAGCGCCGTCTTGATTTTGGTATGGGACGCTTTGTTGACGGAATCTTTAATCCAGTAATGGCACGTGAGGACGTTCTTAAACAAGGTGAAGATGTCTGGACTAAGTTAAATAAACTTGGCGATGAGGGTACTAACTATGTTAGCCCTGAAGTAGAAGACATCCAGAAGTTTGTTAAGAAGATGACCTTTACTGAAAAGATTGGTCAGAAGTTTGCACGCAACCCACAGGGTCGTGCTATCAATATTGGCAAAGACGCTATTAAAACAGCAGCCAATTTCCGTGATACTGCACGTCAAGTTTTGCCACGTGACCTAGCGGATTTCGTAACATTAAAGTTTATTAATGCAGATACCAACGACCAAGTTGCTGTAGTACGCAGTCTTTACTACGCAATTATGCAGCGATATGGCATTGATGGTCATCCTAAAGGTAAAGAAATTATAGAACAGGAACTAAAGTCACACTTTGGTTCTAAAGAAGGCTTGGCAATTACAGAAAAACTGGAAGTGCCTGAGCAGTTTGTTCCCGAACTTGGCAAGACTGGCTTGAAGTTGTCAGATGAAGGAGCGTTTTATGACTCTTCTGGCATTATTCATCCATTCCAAGAGGCTAAATCTATTGCCAACTTGAACTATGTTCAGTTAGCACAGTTGTCTTATGAGGCTAAAACTAAGAGCAGTGTCATTATGGCTGTTGGTAAAGGTGCTGGTCAGTCAAAGTTTGCTTCTGATTTGGTAAATGCGTGGACAATTCTTACTCTGTTCCCTCGTCTGGGTGTGCGAAGCGCAATTGACGAAGGTGTTATGTACATTCTTACTGCACCTGTCCGTGATATTTGGAACACAATCCTTCCCCGTTACGCGGCAAAGGGTCGTGATGCTGGAAAAATTGCATCAACTGTCACTGGTTCTAAATCAGGTGAAGGTTTTAGAGAGTCATTCAAGGGTGCTATTGGTTTAACCCGTGGCTCAGAGCGTATTAGCACTAGAGACCGTTTGCTTATGCGTAGCAATATCGCAAAGAAAAGAAACATTAGCGAAGAACAGGTATCTCAGGCAGAACTTATTACCAATACAACTGATGTTGCTGCCAGAATGATTCCGTCTAGGCTAACTGACCAAGAACTAGATGACCTTAAAGACGCTCTTATTCACAATCAGCACGTTACTAAGGGTATGGCTGGCTCTATGGCAGCCCGTGCTAGCGGTTCTGGCGGATACGCCAATGAAGTTGCAGAAGAACTTATTGACTTTAACAACTATGAAGCATTTCTTAAGGCAGCAGATGTATCTTCTGGTCTTAAGGGTGGTGTAGTAGATACCCGTGACCTTGAGCGTTCACAGATGTTTAATGGACACGCTGTTGCTGGTGTTCACTTTGAGAACTGGGTACGTCGTTTTTACGGCAACCGCCGTATTGTTGTAGGTAGAGATGCTGATACTGGTGTTGAGAAGATTTATAACTTTAACCCAACACAGGCTTTCTTTGAAAACAATGGTCTAAAGACTTCGGATGACTTTGTCAAGGCAAGAGATATGCTGCTTGCTGACATTGGCATTATTAGAGATGGCAAGATTATAGATGAGATTGGCGACGCTGCTGCGTCGGTATCTCCACGTTATACTTACAAAGTAAATGATGCCGAAGCGGTTAAAGATTTCTTACAGATGTCTTCCCGTACTTCTGCTCTAACTCAAAAAGGTTTTGTTGATTTAGATATTGCTCGTGACCAAGTAGAACGTATCTTGTTAGATATGTATTCAACATTCCACGGTAATTCTAAGAAGTTTAATGAGGGACTATTCAATCGTTTATCTGAATCAGTCAAGGGTTACAAGGCTCAAGAGGTAGCAGATAATGTTAAGATTAAGAACCAGTGGAATCTAGCGGCACAGTCACTAAAGTTTGATGAGTTTGTTGACCTAACTAAAGGCTTCCAGCCTTCTGGCAGAATGTATACCTTGCTAGATATTGACGGGTTAGTAGATGTAGAAAGCGCTTTTGCCAAACTTGGCAACAATATGATGGAGATTATGGACCGTCAGGTTACTGGTCTACTCCGTCAGCCAGCAGTTATGACTGCATACTTCCGTATCCGTAACAACTACAGACAGTTCCAAAACCAAGACATTAGAGCAATGGTTAGCCGTCAGATGGAAAACCTTAAAGAACGTGATATTAATCCTGATGCGGTTAAGTATGTTAAGGCAGATGGCACTAAGGTAACTTGGAGAGATGACATCACAGAAGATGTCAGGGAGATAACAGCACGTAAGTATTCAGAGATTGCAATGATGCAGGCTGCAGATACTGTTCTAAAGTTTGCTGATAATCCAAATATCCGCACCAACTTTGCTTTATCTGTGCGTAACGTTGGACGTTTTTACCGTGCTACCGAAGATTTTTGGCGCCGCGTGTACCGCCTAAAAGATGTAAGTCCTAGAGTTCTATATCGTATGCGTCTTGCACATACTGGTATTGACGCAAATGGTGACGTATACGAGGATGCCAATGGCGATGCCTACGTTATGATGCCGATGGATGACGTAATCTTTAAGACTGTTGAGAATGTAAC